GAGGGTAGAGCTAGGGCTAGGAGACTATAGGGCTGCGCCAGCAGCCCCGCGCCCCAACTCTGGGCGACTGCGCTGCGCCCGCTAGGGCGCGGGCGCTAGCCTAGAAGGGGTTGGCCAAACGGCAATTCACTTAGGGGAGGAAGCGGTTTGGCCGCGTCAAACTGTCGCAGGGCCCCCGCGTCACTCCGCCACATTGCCAAGGGTGGCGCCGCCGTGTTATCTAGGGCCCAAGCTCAGGGCACCACCGTCTCAGCCGAAGGTCGCGCCTTCGGGACGGTGGGGGCACTGGGTCCAGACGGAGGAAACATGACGGAACCAGTGATGACTGTGCGTCGGAGACCCGGCGCCGAGCCGCTTCAGCGGCCCCAACCACGGAATAAGCTGCAGACGGTGTGGCTCCAGGACGTACAGAAGCGGCCGATTGAGTGGCTCTGGAAGCCTTTCCTCCAGTGCCGCGCGATCAACCTCCTCACGGGCGACCCGAACGCGGGAAAGAGCACCATCGTCTGTGAGATCGCGGCCGCTCTCTCGACCGGCCGACCCCTCCCAGGCGACCCCGTCTCCCTGAAACGGCCGCCGATGAACACCTGGATCATGAACGGCGAGGACGCGGCCGACGACACCATCGCTTGGCGCCTCGACAACCAGGGCGCGGACCCCAAGCGGGTGCTGATAACCGACCAACAGGCCACAATCGACGTCTCCCTGGCGCGGGAGATCGACCGGACGGTGCGGGAAGCGCAGATCAGGCTGCTCGTGATCGACCCCCTCCAGGCCTGGATGGGCTCCGACGTCGATATGAACCGCGCAAACGAGACGAGGGAGTGGGCTGGCATCCTCCGGAAGGTCGCCCTCGACACCGGCTGCGCCGTAGTCTTCGTCCGCCACCGCAGAAAGGGGCAACCCGGTGACAATAAACTCTACTCTGGCCTCGGGTCGATTGACATTAGCGGCTTTGCGCGCTGCGAGAGCAGCGCTATCGTCGGCAAAGACGGCCGCCGTTACCTTGCCAGGACGAAAGGGAACGTGGGTCCTGATGGGGATGGCATCTCCTACAACATTGAGAGCGTTTCGGAGCCTGGGAACGACCACGGAGTGCTCCGCTGGACCGGAAAGTACGTCGAGAAGGTCCCCACGACGCTCTCCCGCACGCCGAAAGCGCTCCAGAACGCCATCGAATGGCTCGGAGGCTTCCTGAAGGACGGCCCTCGCCTCGCAATTGAGGTCCTTTCCGAGTCCAATAGGCTCGGCATCTCAGAACGGACCCTCCGGCGCGCGAAAGATGGCCTCGCGGAGAGCCGCCAGCTCGACAATGGCGACTGGGTGTGGCAACTAGGGCCCCACAATGGCTGAAACCGCGCTCATCCCACGCCCGAAAGCGGGCGAACTGGTGGACCCCGAGGCCGTCTTCTCCTTCTGCGAGCAGGTGGCCTTCGGGCGCGACCTCTCGGACATCGCGAACGACCCCGGGATGCCCACAGTGGCGCAGTTCCTCTCCCTGGTGATGCGAGAGCCGCAGGTCGGGATGCTCTATGACAAGGCCCGGGCCATGTCCGCCTACGCCCAGGAGGACGAAGCCCTCACTCGGCTCAAGGCGTCCCTCACCGAGAAGGGGATGACGCAGGTCGACGTGCGGAAACTCGAAGCCTACGTCGGCCAGCTGCGCTGGAGCGCCTCCAAGCGGAACCCACAGGTCTTCTCCGAGCGCTCCAACGTCAACGTCACCGTGCCGATCCAGATCAACACCTCCCTCCCGATGGGCGGGGACAATCTCGCAGGTGGGACCACCGAGCACCCGAACATCTACGAGCTTAAGGCGGATGTGGTGCGAGAGGTCGCCGAGCCCACGGCCGAAGAGGCCATCGTCGAGCAGGCCGAGGAGCGGAAGCAGCGCCGCATCGAACGCCTCGGGCCGAAGAAGGGCGGACCCAAGAAGCGGGTCCTCGTCCCCCGCGAGAGCGCGGAGTACCAAGCGAAGAAGGCCGCCCGAGAGAAAGTCCTCCAGCGGCGCGCGAGTCTGAAGAAGGCTCGCGACGCGAGAGAGGCCGCCACTAAGGCCGCCTTGGGGGTTGTATCGCCATCTGGAGTCGTCACCTTCGACCTCCCGACCGAGGGCAACGCCACGACCCACATCACGGAGGCCCCGAGTGGCAGCCCTGCACAAGGTTGAGTTCATCCCCAACCCCGTCCAGAACAACTTCATCCAGTCGCGGGCGAAGGCCGACCTCTTCTCCTCGCGCATGGGCGAGGGGAAGTCCACGGCCCTCGCGTGGAGTGCGCTCTACCACACGCGACACAACCCCGGCGCCAGCTGGGCCCTGATCCGCGACACCTACGAGAACATCATCGGAACGACGCAGAAGACCTTCTTCACCTGGTTCCCGCCTGGCATCTTCGGCACCTACAACGCGAGCCGCAAGACCTTCAAGTGGGCCAGCGGCGTCGCCGATGGCGAGGTCGTCTTCATGGGGATGGACGACCAGCAGGACGCCAGCAAGCTGATGTCCCGCGAGTTCGCGGGCTTTGGGATTGACGAGCCCGCCCCCGCCGTGGGCAGCGCTGGCGTCGATGAGATGATCTTCGACATTGGGGTGTCGCGGTTGCGGCAACCCCACATGAAGTGGTACTGCGCGAAACTTGCGGAGAACAACCCAGATGAAGCTCATTGGACCTATCGTCGCTTCGTGGCTCCGGGCGACCCCCAGTTTAAGGTGTGGCAACCTCAGCTCCCCGAGAACAGCCTCCACCTCCCCGCCAGCTATTATGCGGAGCTGCGAAAGCTCTGGGCCCACCGCCCCGACCTCGTCCGCCGCTTCGTCGAAGGCGAGTTCGGCTTCCAGCAGATTGGCAAGGCGTGTACGCCGCAGTGGTCCGACAAACTCCACCTATCGCTGGGCCTCACTCCACTCCCACGTCTGGACGTTTACGCTCTATGGGACTTCGGCCACAACCCTACCTGCATACTCACGCAGAGGACGCCGCTGGGTCATTGGAACTTCCTGGACGCCATGGTTGGAGATGGCGTCGGCGTGGAAGAACTCATTCTCAACTGGGTCAAGCCTCTGTGGACGGAGCGCTACAAGGGGCTCCGCTGCGAGCTTAAGCACATCGGAGACCCCGCAGGCCTCACCCGAGAGCAAACTAGTACGTCGCGGAGTGCAGTTCGGGCCGTCAAGACCATGCTCGGCGGCACCTGGCGCTCCGGCCCCGTCAAGCTGAGGGAGCGCCTGGACCCCCTCCAGGCGGCCCTCACCCGCACCGTCGCGGGCCGAGGGATGATCCAGGTCGACCGAGAGCGGTGTGCCACCGTCTGGCACGCGCTGCGGGGCGGCTACTACTTCCATGTGAGCCGTGGAGGCATCACCAGCGGCGAGCCGGTGAAGAACATCCACTCGCACCCGGGCGACGCCTGCGGCTACGGCGCGGCCATCCTCTACCCGATGGGCCGTTCCCAGGGGCAGCGGACCGGCCTGGGGCTGGACAAAGGCGCGGCGGGAGGTTACTTTGACCGAGAGGCCCCACAACCCATCATTGGGAAGCGCGTTCCGGCCCTCTGGACGCCACCCGCACACGGAGCACCACTCTAATGGCCGATAGCGCTACCACCCCAAAGCCGACCCTGGTCAAGACGGACGACGGTTACCTCGTCGCCAGCTGGGCCGGCGCCCTCAACGGCGTCGCCACTGGCGGCCAAGTCTGTATGTCCCGCATCAAGCCGGGCTCGATGTCGCTCCAGGTGGGGGGCACTTTCGGCTCGGCCACGGCCGTCCTCCAGGGCAGCAACGACGGGACCAACTTCGTCACCTGCAGGATGGCCGCAGCCATCGCAATTGCGGGTACTCCCGACGCTGCGTCCTTCACCTCCGCAGGGGCCGGGAAGGTGCTCGACGACGCTTTCCGCTACTACCGGATGAGCACCTCTGGCGGCACTAACTCCGCCGTCACCATGCTGCTCGTCGCGATGCGCGATTAAGAGGTCCCCCAATGGCGGACGATAAGCTCCTCCAGGGGCCTACTATTGAGAACCAGGACAAGATCGTCCCGGTACTGAAGGGGTACTTCCAAGAGGCGGACAACGCCCGGAAGGGCGGCCTCAACCCCAGGGACGATAAGTGGACCCAGAACCTCCACCTCTACTGGTCCCGCTTCGATAACTCGAAGAAGGCCGCGTGGCAGGCCAAAGAGGTCCTGCCCGAAGTGCCCGCTTTCGTGGACCGCTTCGCGGCCGCGCTGAAGGAGGCGCTGGTCACGGGCCCAGACGGCTTCTACACCATCGAGGACCCGGCCGATGTTGAGGGCGATCTGACCTCCGCCGTCAAGCGGATGAATGACTGCTGGCTCTCCATGACGGGCCGTAACCAGATGGGCACCTGTCTGGGCTTCCCGGCCGTCTTCGAGGAGCAGATCAAGCTGGGCGCCCTGATGGCCTGCAGCTCGGTCACCCGCTGGGACGACAGTTATGGCAAGTACGGCCGGGTCGCCATCGAGACGACCGACCCGCGCAACGTCTGGCTCGACCCCACCTACCGCAACCTCTACCGCATTAGGCGGATCGAGCTGGACAAGCACGAGCTGCGGTCGATGGCCCTGCAGAAGGACAAGAAGGGCTCGCCCATCTACAACATGGAAGCCATCGACCAGATGGTTTCCCACATCGAGCTAGACAGCGAGCGGCAGAAGCAGGACCTGACGGGCCACGGCGCCGCGCAAACCAGCACCCGAACGCCCATCACGATGGACGAGTACCTCGGGACGGTCGTGGACAGTTCCGGGAAAGTGCTCGCGAAGGACTCCCTGATGGTCCTCGGCAACGGGCAGTTCCTCATCCGTGGGCCGGAGAAGAACCCCTACTGGCACGGGCGCGATTGGCTGACCTACTCGCCGCTCATCATCACGCCCCTCTCCGTCTACGGCCGAACCTACATGGAGGACTTCGGCTCCCTCGCCCAAACCCTGAACATGCTGACCAACCTCATTCTGGACGCTGTTCAGATGAGCACCATGAAAGCCTACGCGGTGGTTCCGGCGATGCTCTCGGACCCCTCGCAGCTCGCGGGTGGCATGACGCCGAACAAGCTCTTCCACCTGGAGGACGGCAACCGCCCCGAGGACTTCATGAAGGCCATCGACCTGGGCAACCTCGGCCCGGATGCGATGGCAGTCTGGCAGACCATCAAGAAGGAGCTGACCGAGGCAGCCAACCAGAACGAGATTGGCCTCGGCGGCTTCGCCCCGAAAGGGCGCACCTCCGCCACGGAGATCAGTCAGACGCAGGAAAGCAGCTCGGCCGTCATCCGCTCCATCGCCCAGACTGTCGAAGCCAGGGTGCTCAACCCCCAACTCGACCTAGTCTGGAAGACCGGCCTCCAGCACATGAACCCGAACGACCCCATGCTGAAGGCGGCCTGTGGGGAGGACATGTTCGGCGTGCTGATGTCGCGTCGGAGGGAGCTGGCCAGCCGCCCGATGACCTTCCAGGCGCATGGCATCTCCTCGATGATCCAGAAGTCGAGGATGCTCAAGAGCCTCCTGCAGCTGATGAGCTTCCTCTCGCAGTCGCCCGAGCTGCTCGGGGAGTTCATGAAGCAGGTAGACCTCGGGAAGTTCATCAAACTGCTCTTCAAACTGAGCGATATTGACATCACCAAGGTGACGATGAGCCAGAGAGAGCAGCTCATGCAGCAGACGGCGCAGGCCTTCCAGGCCGCGCAACAGCAGGCCATGGGCGCCCAGGGGGTTCCCCCGGGCCAAGGAGCCCCGGAGGCCCCCGGTGGGGCCGGTCCGGAGATGCAACAGGTCGTCCAGTCACTAGGGATCGGTAAGGGATGAGCCAAGAAGCACGGGAACTAGGGGAGATCGCCCATCTGGCGCGCTTCCAGGGGATGCTCCCCTACATCGAGGACGCCATTGGGAAGATGCAGCAGGCCGTAGTGGCCCGCGCCAAGACCCACCAGACCAACGGGACCCTCACCGGGGACCTCGCCCTGGCCCTCTGGATGGAGTATCTGGCTAATGAGAAGCTCCTTTCCCGCCTGGGGAGTCGGGAGAGGGCCGCCCAGGGGACGGCCGCGAGGCTGGCCCCCCTCTTGACGCCGCCCCCCGGCGCGTCGTAAGGTCGCAGTTCCTGCCCGGGGGCCCATTCCTCAGCCTGCGCCCCGCGCACTCGGCCCTCGGGCGGGACCACACTGACGGAGAGACGAGATAATGGCCAAAGTGACGACTAGACGGCGCCAAGCGGCGGCCGAAACCGAGTCGGGCGGAGACATCTTCGCCCACTTTGAGCGCCACGGGCGCTCCCTCAACGACGGACAGCCCGTTGTGACCTCCCGCAAGGACGGCGAGGACAATACCGCCCTTCTGGAGCGCATCTCCCGCCTGGAGGGCCGCCTGGAAGAGGCGAATAACCGCCCCCAGTACGTTCCGGTCCAGCAACAGCAGCAGACCGTGGCCAGAGTGACGGCGAAAGACGTTAAGTTCGACCCCACCGGCCTCCCCGACCCCCTCGAAGACAAAGACAAGTACAACACTGAGCTGGCTCTCCGCATCAACGCGGCGATGCAGGCCCAGGCCGAGGCCGTGCGCCAGGAAGTGACCCAGAAGTTCCAGGGCGAAGGCGCCTCGGAGCGGCTGTGGCAGGGCTTCACCAAGCAGCACTCGGAGTGGGCCGACTACCCCGAGCTGGTCGAGACCGTCGCGGTCCGGGTCACCCAGGAGGCCATCGCCAAGGGCATCGACCCCCAGAAGTACATGTTCCAGAACACCGACGCCTTCTACGCGGACGTAGCGCGGCAGCTCAACGACCGCTACGGCGCCGTGGTTGAGGGCCGAGAGGACAACGGCTTCGTCCAGCCCGACAGGCTGCCCGGCCAGCGCCAGCGTCGGCAAGACCCCAATGAGGACGACGGCCGCGCCGTCGCCACCTTCGGCGGCCAGGAGTCTGGCGGCCGCTACACCCAACGCAGAAGCGCCGACAACGAAGGTCCCGGCATGATCGAGGACCTCCACGCCATCCAGAAGAAGATGGGCATCTTCTGACGAGATGAGGGATGCCCGGGGCCAACCCGGGCTAACCTCGCGGGGGGCGGTTTCCCGTCGCCGCCCCCCGCACCCCTATTGACAGCGACGGGCACTTAGTGGGATTGTCCTGAAACCGGCGGGAACTGGTAACTAGGAGCGACTCTCAATGTCCTGGACTTTCGACGCCCCGACCGGCACCTACCGCAACCACGCGCTGTCTTCGGACATTCGGCGTGAGGCTATTGCGGACACGCAGTTCATGAAGTTCATGCGCGCGGAGCCCGGCTTCGGGAAGAAGAAGGGTGACACCGTCACCATCACTCGTGTCCTCAAGCTGCCGCTCGCCGGCCGCGTCTCCGAGACGGAGAGGCTGCCC